GCTGGCAGTTCTCTACCTGAACAATTCCTGGGAATGGAGCGGCGGGGGTAAGCCAAAATTTGGAAGGGGCCGGAAAAGGAAAAACCCCGACCCGGAAAATCCGACACTAATAAATACTAATATTACTAATGACCCAAATAAACCAAATACTAATCATAGTAAACCCGCCAACCCTGTTGTCGGGGATTTGTTCCCGGAACAACAACAGGATTTGGAAAAGGATAAAAAAAGAACGTCCATATTTCGCAATTCCGATGTTTACAAATTGGTTAAGTTCGGGGCGGACGGCGTAAATGATTATTCCGAGTTTGAAAAACTGTTTGCGACGCCGGAATTTGAAAAGGTCGATTTGATTTATTATTTCCACACGGTCGCCGATTGGTCGGAAACCAAACAGGGAGTTAAGCGAACCCGCACGGGTTGGATTGCGACGGTACGCAATTTTATCCGGGGCGACATTGAGAAAAAGAAATTGCATTTGAAACCGGAATACCAAGCCCCGCAAAAACAGTTGAACGTGGCGGGCGCAATGGAATTTCTTAACAACGATTATTGATTATGGAAAATTTGCCGGAAACAGTAAATACGCAATCCGTGGCGTTGGCGATATACAACCCAACGCCCGGTACAAAAGCAATCGACATACGCCGACAAATGTTGCAATTACCGGAGGTTGCCAAATCGTTATCCGGGGTCGAAAAGTACATTTTCGCCGCCTCAACGAAAATGCAAATTGCCGATATTGACGACGACACGTTGATTGCGAAAACCGGGCAAATGTTCCGGTTTATTGCAATGGACGTCGGGTATATAATCCCGACCAATTCGGAAGATTGGGCGTACATTTGTACCCGGTTGTTGGATATACTCAAAAAATACTATTCGCAAATGACATTGGCGGATATTAAGTTGGCATTTGAATTGGCGACGACCGGGGAATTGGACGACTATTTGCCGAAAGACAGTCAAGGCAACCCGGACAAAAAGCATTACCAACAGTTTAACGCCGATTATTTCGCAAAGATATTGAACGCATACCGCCGGAAACAAAACGGGGTTATACATAAAGCGTATAAGGCATTGCCGGAGCCGAAAAAGGAATTGACGCCGGAGGAAAAACGGTATTATCACAACCAAGTCGTCGCCCGATGTAGGGAGGTATTTTTGCAATATAAATATACCGGGCGGTTTGTGTTGGGGATTACTGACGGAATATTGATTTATGATTGGTTGCGAAAGTTGGGTTTTGCCAATGAGGTTGCCGGAACCGAGGACGACCGCAAACAAGCATTTGCCCGATATATGCAACGTGTCGCCCGTGGGTTCGTCAACAAGTACGAGGCGTACCACGTTCAACGTAAGGGAACCGACGCCCCGGAATTGGATTTTACGGCGTATGAGATTGCGAGGGACAAAGAGATAAAACGCACGTTCGACCGTATGATTGCGGACGAATTGCAGATTGATAACTATTTAGATTTTTGGAAATGAACAAAATAACGATTGATTGTATTATTGGCATTGACCCCGGAAAATCCGGGGGGATTGCTGTTTGGCGTCCGAACCACAAAACCGAGGTTATTAAAATGCCGGGCGACCTTATGGAGTTGAAACAATGGTTTGAGTACATGAAAAGTATTTGCCGCCCGTTGGTATTCGTCGAAAAGGTGCAATTGCGCCCGGATGATATAACCGACAACCCCGGTAAGGCGTTCCGGGTTCAAAAACTGTTATCCGAGTTCGAGAAACTGAAAACGATAATTGCCATGTGCGACGTACCGTTTGTTTTGGTACACCCCCAAAAATGGCAAAATGAATTGAAATTGCGGGTTAAGGGGGAGGAAAAGCCGGAGCGCAAAAAGCGATACCAACGAGCCGCCGCCGATTATTACCCCGATGTTAAGGCGACGTTGTGGAATGCCGACGCCCTTATGATAATGCACTTTGGACGGTACATTTTGCACAACAACCCCCGTTGGGTTTTGGAGAATTTGCCCGCCCCGATGCACGACCGTTTGTTTTAAGCCACGTATTTCGATTATTTTGTTTGAATGGGTAAAAGTATGGCAGACGAAAACAAAAGCCCGCAAATCGAAAATCCGGCGAAAATAACGTTGGAAGAATTGGCGTACATGGTTAAACAGATGCGCCACAACCAACGGAGGTGCGAACGGAACCCAACGCCGGAAAAGATTGCAACCCGGACGGCATGGGAACAAAAAGTTGACGGCGTTATTGCCGTCTTAACAGATACGCAAATGAAATTATTTTGATTTTATCCCGGTACGACTTGCGCCGTATCGGGATTTTTTGCCCTAACACGAAAATAAAAAAAGAAAAATTTTGGGTAATTAAAATATTCCCCGTATTTTTGTGGCATGAAATAACAACGACCGGGCGTTTTCCCGGTAATGCTAAAAAAATAAAAGCAATGAGAGCGAAAACAACAATCAGCGATTTCCGGTTTGAGTTTGCCGGGTACGGACATTACAAAGTAACTTACACGTCGCCCGTTACGGGTAAAAGTTGGACGGCAAAAACAAATGATATGCCGTTAATTGATGCGACAAAGAACGCCGACGACCCCAAACGTTGCGATTTGGAAACCCTTAAACGAATTTGCAAAAATGGATAAGGACGAATTGGGAGCCGTTCGCCATGCAATGACGGCAAAAGAGTTGAACGACCTGTATAAGCGTTTGGAAAACTTTATTGCCGATTGCACCCGGTCGGAGGTTGACGCCAACCGGGATGCGCTTAACAAGGTGCAAAGCATGATACACCAAAGAATGATATTAACAAACAAATAAGTAGTAACCGCCGGGGGCAACCCCGGCATAAAAAGAGCGATAAAATGATTATCAAAAAATTAGAGTTGTCGAATTTCCAAGTAATTAAGGAGTTCAACGCAGATTTTGAGGGTAATGTATATTTCATTACCGGGGACAATGAGTTAGGAAAATCCACGCTATTAAAGGCAATAGGGGCGTTGTTGACCGGGAACCGGGACGCCGTGTTGCGTAATGGCGAGGACAAAGGGTTTGCCAAAATGGTTGTCGGCGACGACGGCGAGGAATACGACGTTGAATTGCGGTTTACCAAAGCCAACCCCCGTGGTACGTTATCAATCAAACAGAAAACAACCGGGATGCGGTCGGATAACGTAAGTATGTTGCAAAAGGTTTTCGGATATACGGATTTTGACGCCGTGGAGTTTTCCCGGTGGTCTGAAACCGCCGAGGGTCGCCGAAAGCAAGTGCAATACGTCCGGGCATTGTTGCCGGAGAATGTGCAAAAACGTATTGCCGAGATTGACGCCGAGGTTATGACCGTTAAGGAGAAAAGAAAGGACGCCAACGCCGAGGTCAAGACGTACACGACCATTTGCGCCGCCGCCGAAAAGCAGTTGAAACCGGGCGACGTCAAAACGTATGCCGAGAAAATCGACATTGCCGATTTAATGGAGGAACAAAACGAGAACGCCCGGTTGATTGAGAAAGCGAAAACCGTGCGTACCGCATTGCAAACCCGGACGGAACAATTGGAGGCAATCCCCGGTCGTATCAAAGCCGCCGAGGAAACCAAGAATACAGAGATTGACGCCGCAATAAAGTATGAGGCGGAAGCCCAAGCCGAATACGACCGGATTGTTGCCGAGGCAAAAAAGGTATTTGAAGCGGCAAAGAAAAAGAGCAAAGCCGATGCGAAAGCCGCCGCCGACAAATACGACGAAACATTGGCGCAAATCCAAACGGATAAAGCCGATTACGAAACCCGCAAGAACAACGCCGCCGCATGGTTGGCAAAGTACGAGAAAAACAACCCGGAGAATTTGGATACAGCCGAACGCCTCAAACAAGCCGAGGAACACAACAAAATCAATGCGTTGGTTGTGGACTATCTGACGAAGAAAAAGCAAAAGGACGCCGCCGAAAAGGTCGCCCAAACCCACGAAAAAAAGTTGTCGGATTTGCTCAAAGAGCGGGAAACCCTTATTGCGAAATCGGAATTGCCGATTGCCGGGTTGACGTTCACGGACGACGGGTTGGAGTTAAACGGTGTGCCGTTTGTCGCCGGGAAAGTGTCGGATAGTCAGATAATGGAGGTTGCCGCAAAATTGATTATCGCAAGCAATCCGACCGTTAAGGTATTCCGCATTGCGAGGGGCGAAAGTTTGGGCGCAAAACGTCTGCAATCCCTTATCGAATTAGCCCGGAAAGAAGGGTATCAAGGATTTATAGAGGAAGTCAAGCGAGGACAGGACGATTTGATTATTGAGGAATACACAGAAAGCGAGTAATTAACCGGGGCGTCGGTTCCCCGGCGTCCCTTAAACAAAACAATATGGAAGCTAAAGAAATGACAATTGCGGACGTGTTGAAAACACCCGCTTTTTATAATAATCTGAAAGTGGTTATTTCCTATTTGGAAAACACCCGCAGAAAAGCCGGAATGATGGCGGACGCACCATTGAAGCGGCACCCGATAGACCGTTTGCAGGAACGAGGAGTTTTTGAACCGGGACAAATGACGGTATTGTATGCAAATGCAATGGATAAGAAGTTGCATGGATATTCAAGCAGCGAAAGAAAGTTTATATTGGAAGTTGGCGGCGAAGCGTTTAATATTACAATGAAACAATTGGTTGACCAAGAAAAGAAAGACAATGAAAACGTTGAAAGAAAAGATTGATTTTGCTATTAAACTGATTCAATCAGCAGCAGCAAAAGCAAAAGAAGTAGGGCCGCCAATAGAAGTTTGTTATAGCGGTGGAAAGGATTTTGACGTTATTTTAGAACTTGTAAGAATGGCAAAAGTAGAATATAGGGCGATATACAAAAATACAACGATAGACCCGCCGGGTACAATAAAACATTGCAGGGAAAGAGGAGTTGAAATAATAAAACCTAAATATTCATTTGGGCAAATAATACAGAAAACCGGATTCCCGTCAAGACACAGAAGAATATGTTGTGCATATCTTAAAGAGTATAAAATACTTAATTATGCTATTTTAGGCATAAGGAGCGAAGAAAGTAATAAAAGAAAAGAACGTTACAAAGAACCGGAGCAATGCAGAGTTTTCAACAAAAAAGAAAAAACAAATCAATATTTCCCTATATTAAATTGGACAAAAAAAGATGTTGAAGATTTTGTGAAAGAAAGGAATATAAAATTACACCCATTGTATTATGATAACAAAGGTAATTTTATTTCTGAAAGGCGTTTAGGTTGTATGTGTTGCCCGTTAGCAAGTAAAAAAAATAGGATATTAGAATTTATGAAATATCCTAATATGATAAAATACTATATTAATAACGGACAAAAATATTTAGATAAACATCCAAAAAGCAAAATAAATAAATATTTCAATGATGCTTATGAATGGTTGTTTTTTTCATTGCATTATGATTCTATTGCAGAATTTAATGAGTTTATGAAAGAAAATATATTTGGAGAAAAGTTTGATTGTAAAAAATATCTTTCAGAAAGGTTTAACGTAAAGTTTGGAGATAATGAAAAAAAGAGAGATGACAGCAACGGGCATAATTAACAACAATGGCGGTTTGCAAATGTATATGGGTGAATTGAATCAGTTCTTTTCCATGCACAAAGGGAGCCGCATAATTGCACGTTTTACCGTTGCGTCACCCGGTTCGTCGGAGGCGTTGAAAGGGTACTATTTCAATTGTGTTGTACCAACATTCCGCCAAGCCATTTGGGAGGCGGGCGAACGTCTTACGGAGGAACAAACGGAACGGAGGTTGCGGGAGTTTTCCCCAATTATGTACGTCGAGCGGGTCAACGAGGAAACCGGGAAATATTCCCACGAATTGCGCACCGTGGCGGAATTGTCGAACGCCGAGTTAATCGAGCATATCGAAACACTCAAACAGATTGCCGCCGAGGAATACAACACGTATATTGACGACCCCCGAACGTTGTAAGGTATGTTTTGCAAGTGTAACGGAAAGCGTAAGAATTACCCGTTGGCGGGTTGGCGGATTATTCGCCACGAATACACGCCAAAGCATTACAGCCGGATAAAGTGTTTGCGTTGCGGGTGCGTTTGGATTACACGGGCAAAATATGTTGAGCAAACGCCCAACGACGACGGGCAAAAACGATTATTTAACGAATAAAAAAGTAACGAGAGTATGAAATTTGAATTAAAAGACATTTGTTTTTTCGATTGCGAAACAACAGGAGTACCCGCAAAGGGTTTGAAATGGGATGCGGATTTTAACCAATTCCCGCACGTCGTACAATTGGCGTGGGCGTTCGGCGACAAAGAACGCAGTTTTATAATTAAGCCGGACAATTACGAGATACCGCCGGAAACAACCGCAATACACGGGATAACGACCGAACGGGCAATTGCCGAGGGTGTACCGTTTGCCGAGGTTATCGACGAATTTTTGACGGATGCCGCCGCCGCACCGCTTGTATGTGCGCACAACATTTATTTCGATACGTCGATGTTGAAAGCGAACATTTTGCGTTATTGCGGCAAAGAGTATTACGACGCCAAAGCCGAGGACGCATTGCACAAGGGAAAGCGCATTGATACAATGATGAAAACTATTAAATTTGTCGGCGCATTGTATTCAAACGGGCGACCGGGAAAATATCCCAAATTAGAGGAATTATATAGTAAGTTATTCCCCGGCGAAACATTCCCGGCGCATGACGCATTAGAGGACATAAGGGCGTTGCGCCGTTGCGTCCCGGAATTGGTTAATTTGGGGATTATTGAGTTAGCGCAAAAGGAATACCCGGCGGAACAACTCAAAGCCCAATTTGAGCCGGAAAAGCCCAAAGGCGGGCGCAATATTGAGTTCCACGACCCCAACCCGGTAACGGAACCAATCGGAACCGGGGAACCCGTCCCGGAACCAACCCCGGAACCGGAACGCCCGGCGGTTCCGTCGAATAGTAAGACACGGGAATTGTTGGACGAAAACGAATTTTGATTAAAACCGTGCCGGGCGGATTCCAGGCGACAAATAATATTATAATATGAACGAAGAAAAAAAAGCCGCAAACGTTATGTTAATACCAAGTGAAAAGGCGTTTGAATTGTCGAAAGTAAAGACATTAAAGGACGGCGGGTTAGACGTGCATTATGAAGTTGCCGAAACAATCGGCAATGAGAGTTACACGAACAAATACCACGTCGAAAGTGCAAAGGACATACACCCGGATTTGCGGGATTGTTTCGACCGTTTGCGCCCAATCATGGGACGGATTTTTAATATTACGTCCTTTCTTTCAATGGTTGAAACGTCCGATTTCAAAGCAACCAAAAAGCAAAGCGAGTTATCACGGGATTTTGCCGACGAAATATTGAAAAACATAGAGGTTCGGGGCGTGTCCTTTTCCGGTCAAGACGATAACGTTGGGGTTGTCCTTACGGGATTGTTCACGGTATCCAACAACCAAAAGACGGCGATAAATTCGCCCCGTCTGAAATTCAATACCGAAACGTTCGGTTTTGAGGAGGAATTGGAAGAAATCGTTGCGGACATTGAAAACGAGGTTTACGCATTTTTGTTCAAAGGCAAAAAGGCGCAATTGGAATTGTTCGGGGCTGACGGCGAACCCGCACCGGGTTTGGTCGCAGAGCCGGAAAAGGAGAACGGATTGTTCCCGGAGGTCGGCGACCCGGCTAACGAGGACGACCCGGAGGACGAAACGGCGGATATGTAAGCAATGGAGCCGATATTGCTAACAGACCGGGAAGAATACCAATTTGTAACCGATAGGGGGTTTTGCCCCCTATTGGATTACAAGCGGTTTACAATGGATATTCGGTTGCGTGTCGAAATCCAACGGGAATTGTTCGGGTATTGCGTTTTTGGTCGTGGGAATATCCCACAGGCAAACGAACGGTTTTTTAGGTGGATTTGGGAACATAAGCCGCACCAATGCGAGGAAACATTGCGCCCGTTGTCGAGTTATTCCGCCGTTTATTGTTCGCATATCCTAACGAGGGGTTCGCACCCGGAAATGGCGCACGACCCCCGCAATATCAATATCCTTTGTTTTGAAATGCACAACCGTTGGGAAAATGGCGACCGTAAAAATATGCGCATTTATCCCGGAAACGTTAAGGTTATAGAATTATTAAAGAAAGAGTATCAAATTTTGAAATTATGAGCAAAGTTAGAATTACAAATAAACTGATTATAAATTCAGTAGTAGGTGTTATATATCAAATGCACCCTTATCATAACCCGGAAGGTATAAATAAAATAGTTCAAAAAATTAATAAGTGGTGCGATGAAACGCCCGATTGTAACGGGAGTATAAAAAATACATTCAAAATATTTGAATGGAACACGTGGAAAGATTTTGAAAAATGGCTTAATGATTTTTTGAATGATATTTTGGAATTTAGACAGCTAAATATATCACGCAAATTGAAAGATGAGGGAATTAAAGACATTGATGATGAAAGAAACAGCGGAATAAGGTTTGTTGATAGATATACGGTAGAAACACAAGATGAAAGATATACAGATTTTATTGATTTAGGTGCTTGTGTAAGAAATATAGTAAGGCAAATAGTCTTAATTCAACAAATGGATAAAGATTGTTTTCTTTGCAAGTATGCGAAAGAATACGGTTCTATGGAACCGTCAGAATGTGAACAATGTAAAAATTGTCTTTGTAACCCAAAAATAAGATATAATAGGGAAACGCACCCTATGGCTTTAAAACCTAAAAAAGATTGGACAGAAGAAGAAAAAGAAAAATATAAATTATGAGAACGAAACAAAGAACACCCGATTACGGGGCAATTTCCCGCCGTTCAATCCAAAATGATTTTAAAAGGGTACAAAGGTACCCGGAAAGGGAGAAACGCCCGCAAATCGAAAATCTGCCCGAAATAAATGCAGAAAGACGGGTTTTGTTTGTTGGCGAAAATTCAGGTTATTACAAATTGCGTTCTTTCATTGTTGGTAAATTGGTTCGATTAGTTCAAAAATCAAGCGTCGGCGGTTGGGTTTGTGAGTTCGTACACGACGACGACCGAAAAGCGATAAACCATGCCGCCGGATGGTCGGACAATAAGAAACAATATTTGTTGGATTGCGTAAAATTCAAGTGACATGAAAATAAAATCAAAAACCGGATATAAAATTGCGTTATACACGTTCGTGACGTTAACGGTTGCGTCTTATATGTGGGCGTTGTATAGTATCATTGTTTGGATAATTAAAGCGTTTTTTGTATGAGTGTAAACAAGGTTATTTTGATGGGACATACCGGGAAAGCCCCGGATTTTAGGGAGTTCGACAACGGGGGTTGCGTGGCGACCTTTTCGTTGGCAACCACGAAACGAGGTTATACCACAAAGGACGGGCGGCAAATCCCGGAGCGTACCGAATGGCATAACGTCGTATTGCAAAACGGGTTGGCAAAGGTCGCCAATCAGTACGTCAAAAAGGGCGACAAACTGTATATTGAGGGCGAATTGAGAACCCGGAGTTATGACGATGCGCAAGGCGTCAAACGGTATGTTACCGAGATAGTCGCAACCGATATGGAAATGTTGACCCCGAAAGCGACCGGAGCCGGGGCGCAAGTACCGCCGCCGCCCGTGCCGGATGCACCCGCCCCCGACGGAAACGACGATTTACCATTTTAAGCCGTTGACGATATGGGAGCGATAAACGGACGGGTTATTTACAGCCCAAAAGGTAAAGCCGGGGAATACGCCGAGAACGCCGCCAATTTCTTTGTCGGTTGTTCCAACGGTTGTACTTACTGTTATTTGCGCAAAGGTCGTGGCGCAAAGGTATTGGGAGGCAGTCGCCCGGAGTTGAAAAAGACGTTGCGGGAATATCCATACGCTTTGGATATTTTCAAAAACGAATTGTTGGCGCATAAGGAGGAATTGCAGAAAACGGGGTTATTCTTTTCGTTCACGACCGACCCGTTGTTGCCGGAAACGGAACGGTTGACCCGTCAAGCGGTCGGCGTATGCCAACGCCACGGCGTCCCGGTTAAGATATTGAGCAAATGCGCCGAGGGGTTGAACCGCTTCATTGATTTTGCCGAGGCGTCCGAGGGTTGGGACGTGTCCCGTATCGCTTTGGGCGCAACGTTGACAGGTTGCGACGAATTGGAGCCGAACGCCGACCCAAATATGATGCGGGTTAATGTGTTGGCACGGGCAAAACGCCACGGGTTCCGCACCTTTGCAAGCGTGGAGCCAATCCCGCCGGGAATGTACGACCGGGCAATTGGGATAATCAAATTGTCGTATCCGTTCGTTGACCTGTATAAAATCGGGTTGCAGAGCGGCGGCAAATATCCGAAACGGGAAATACGATTGATTTACGACACGATTACGGAACATTGGGAGGGACGCCCGGAACAACCCCGTATCTATTGGAAAGATAGTATTGTTAATCCGTTGGGGATTGACCGGGGAGAATTGCCGGGGTATTGTGTCCCTGTTAATTGGGATTTGTTTAACAATGAAAAGTGAAATACGGATTGAGGTTCCCGCCGATTGCCGATTGGTCGGAGTAAGGACGGACGGCGATGTTGTCGTTATCATTTACGAGCCAATCCAAAACGTCCGGCAAATTGGATTTATCCATTACCCGGAACCCGACGACGAAACCGAGGAACCCGAAAATAAAAAGTAAATATGCAGTACAGCAATAAGGATTACAACCCGGAAAAGCACGACCGTTGGCGTGCGTTGACCGTAAAACAGCCATACGCAAATGATTTGGTAACGGAGGCGTACAAGGACGAAAACGGTATTGTTTACGGGAAAAAGACAATTGAAGTTCGGAGCAAAAACACGTCATACCGTGGCGACGTGCTGATATGTTCCGCAGCGTCCCCGGTTTATCCGGGAATGGAAAGCGGCGTTACTTTGGGATTGGTTGAGTTGTACGACGTAAAGCCGATAAAAGAGTTTACGCCGGAGGATTGGGAAAACACCCGGATTCCAAAGGAAAAGAGGGCGAAAATAACAAAGGGGTACGGGTGGTTGATGCGCAACCCCCGCCGGGTTATTGAATTTCCGGTTAAGGGGCAATTGGGGATTTACAATTTGGTTTATACCAAAGATTGTATATTGCCGTACCCCGTGGCAATGGTAATGGATAAAAAGGGTTATGAATTAGCAAGAAAGGAGGCACACAATGAGTAAGGACAAACACACCGTCCAAACAGGCATACACGTTGGGCGGGTCGGCGTCTATGTTTACGCCCGTGAGTATTGGCAATATCATAGTTGGCAATTTGGGGTATCCATTGATGCAATAAACGGTTACGACCGTTATGTTGATATTGAGGCGAAAATATTGTTTGTCGGCATTGGCATACGGTTTATATGGATTAAAAGAAAGGTAAAACGATGAAAGCAAAGATTTTATTGTTATCTTTGGCAACGCTTTTGTTGGGGGCGTGTCAAAGCGAGAACGAACCAACGGAGGCATTTAATTTACTTCAAAAATCCGAGAGCATGGCAGAAAGAAACGAGTTTGTAACGAATACCACGGCGGCAATGATACAGATAAACGCCCCCCGGTATAATTGTGAGATTGTCGAAACCGCATTAGCCGGGGGCGATAGGGTACGAATTTGCGTAAAAGGCGCAAAGGACGATTTGGACGCATTGTTTGACTATATAAACGAAGCGGGCAAAGAATGAGAGTTAAGCAACCCGAACCGTTCGACCCAAACAGAGAGTACAACCCCGGCGAACGTTGCGTTTACCGGGGTATGGTATTGATTGCCGAGATATGGACGGCGGCGGATGCACGATTAGCCAACAACAACCCCGCAATATTTACGCAACGTTGCGTTCGCTGCAAAATCCAAAGGGAAGATTGCCCCGGAATAGGTAGGCAATGCGATAAGTACAACAGAACCGACCGAAAAACGATATTTTGGCGGTTGGCATATCCGAAAACAGTAAGAACGAATAAAAAATTAGAGCATGACAGAAAGTAAGTTAAACCCGTTTGATGCGGAATTGTTGGTTATGATTGGCGATATTGCCAAAAGCCAACCGGAGGTCGAGGAAAAACCCGACCGTTACGAAATCACGGTTGACACAACCGAGATACAGGAAAACGCAATTGAAGCACTAAAACAGGCAGTCGCCGGACGATTGGGGAAACGCTTGTTAGTTACCCACACGTTAGACGCCGCCGTTGTTTTCAACGTCGAGTACGACCCGACGGAATACCCGGAACAAATCCGCACCCGGTTAGTTGAGCCGGACGCCACGGCGGGAACCCGATATTGCCGCACGTTGTTAGAAGTTGACGCAATACAGGTACGCCGGGACAATTTGGACGACCTGTTGAGATTTACCGGAGGCGGAACCATGACGATACCGAGAACCCCAAACGGGCGGGCGGTTTATTCGTTCCCGGACGGCAACGGCATTTTCATTGACGCCCCGGAAACGTACTACATTGTCCGGGAACCGGACGGACGATTGACAACCCGCCCAGAAAGAGAGTTTAACCGGGAGTTTGAGCTGAAAGGCGTAAGCGTACCGAAAGAACCCGGCGATAAGGGATGCGGGAATTGCGCCAACTTTACAAACGAGGACGTCAACGGGAACGGTTATTGCGAGGCGTTCAAATGCGAACAATCGTGCGGCGTTATGCCGTGCCAAGAGTACAAACCCAAAAATCAATAAAGCGATGAACAAAAGAGAAAAATTTTTGAAAGAGATTGCCGAGGTTATCAACCGTAATTCTTTGGAGGCGCATTTTAACGATACCCCGGATTACATATTGGCGGAAGTAGCAGTTGAAGCAATGGAGAATTTCGCCGAAGCGTCCGCACGGAGGGACAATTGGCACGGGTTCAAAGAAGCCGATAAGCCGGGCGAGGTTGTGCGGAATGAGGATTGCGACAATTGCCCGGTTCGGGGGATTTGCCCGGAGCATAAGAAGCCGGAGGCGTTCGACGTCCCAAAGGAGGTGCGAGCAATGGCGGAATTTTTCGGCAAGATGTTCCCCGGTTCCAAAGTAGAAATACACCGGGTCGAAATGCCGAAAAGGAACCCACGGGATAAACGCCGGGCAAAGAACAAAAGGAAAGGGGGCAACAATGGGAAAAAGTAATTGCCCCGGACAATCGAAGCCCGAAAAGATATGCGGAACGTGTCGATATTTTAACCCGGAATTCCCGGTAAATGGAAAGCCCGACCCGGTATGTTTGGCAATAAAAGAAATGAAAGGGGGAACGGAATACAGCAACCCCCGTGGAACGCAACATTATTTTCGTTGCTCAAATGGGAGGTACGAAATAGGCATAAGCAATTAGGCAATCAGCCCCGGAAACAAAGCCGGGGTTTTGCCGTTTATATGTGAGAGAGAACAAACGGTTGGCAATGTACCGGAAAAGCCGTAAATTTGCCCCGTGGTTAAAAGATAACCGCCGAGATATAGAAAGTATCAAACGGCGGGCGGGTATGTATGGGAATACGATTTGACGATTAAGGAGGTTTTACGATGAAAAAGAGAAAGAAGCCATTAGGATACAACAAACGTTCCGAGGAACAACGAATTTATGACATTCGGTTTTGTGCCGATTTATTTTTGCGTGGTTATTCGTACCGGGAAATTGCGGACGCATTGAACCGGGATTTGTCCGCCCGTGGAATGGGTTATACAATAACATTTCAAATGGTTTATTACGATTTGCAACAATGCCTTATCGAATGGAAGCGGGAACGGTTGGATACAATCGACGAATATGTTACACAGGAATTGCGCAAGTTGGATAAAATGGAGCAACAAGCGTGGGAGGCGTGGGAGGTATCCAAAACCGGAAAGATGCGCACCAAAGAGAAAACCAACAAGGGGCGACCAATCAAAACCGATGCCGAGGACGGCTACCCGGAATATTACGGGTACAATGAAACCGCAACCGAAACGTCCGCCGGGAACCCCCGGTTTTTAGATTTGCTTTTGAATATCCAACAACGCCGGGCAAAGATGTTAGGGTTTGACGCCCCGGTTAAAATTGAGATACCCGGATATAACGCCACGACCGACGACGACAAACCAAAGTACGACGTTAAGGCAATCCCGGACGATATGTTGTTTGCGGTTGCTGACAAATTGCAATCCGCCGAATTTCAAAAGGCATTAGCCGAGAAAGGAGGGGCGCAATAATGGCAAAGAGAACAACCGCACCCCGTCCCGGAACAATCCAACCCGAATGGACTAAACACATTTGCGACGATTGCAGGCATGGTAGTTGGGTAAATTCGCATAGCAATTTAGATTGGCAAGGGAAACCGATTTGTTTAACGTGTCCGTTTGAGAAATGGCACATTATCCGGGGGCGTAAAGCGTGCGCCAATTGGACGCAAAGAAAGGAGGCAAAGCAATGAACAACGAACAATTATTGCAGATGTACGACGCAATCCGGCAACAACCGGATTTGCTTGTTAAAGCCGCCGCCCGTAAACGCCTTATCAACTTTGCCCGGTATATGCAACCGGATTTAGTATTAGAGCCGTTCCACGTCGTTTATTATACGTTGTTGGATATGTTCGCCCACGGCAAAATACGAAAGATGATTGTACAACAGCCGCCGCAACATGGCAAATCGGAGGGGTCAAGCCGCAAATTACCCGCATTTATGTTGGGGTTAGACCCCGACCGCAAAATATGTATCGGTTCGTATGCGGCGACAATCGCACGGGATTTTAACCGGGACGTTCAACGAATAATCGACACGCCCCGGTATCGTGAATTATTCCCCGGCACGTACTTAAATGGGTCGAACGTCGTAACAATGGCGAATACCTATTTGCGCAATTCCGATGTTATCGAAATGGTCGGGCGTAAGGGGTCGTTGCGTGTCGTCGGTCGTGGCGGTTCGCTGACGTCTAAAACCGTGGACGTTTCGATATTGGACGACGTGTATAAAGATTACGCCGAGGGTAACAGCCCGATAGTACGGGCGGCGGCGTGGAAATGGTACACGACCGTTGTACGCACCCGTTTACACAATGATAGTCAAGAATTGATTGTATTTACCCGTTGGCACGACGACGATTTGATAGGGCGCATTGAAAAGAGCGGCGAAACGATTATTGATGTAAAGTGTTGGGCGGATTTAGAGAACGTAACGCCGGGGGCGTGGGTGCGCATAAATTTTGAGGGATTGAAAACCGGGGAACCGACCGAGATAGACCCACGGGAACCGGGGGCGGCATTATGGGAAAGCCGACACAGTAAGCAAAAGTTGGAAGCGCAAAAAGCATTAGACCCGGTACAATTTCAATGTCTCTATCAAGGCAACCCCGGTTCCGCCGAGGGTCGATTATATCAACCGTTCAAAACATGGGTCGAAAAATCCGATTACGGCACGTACATACGTTCCGGCGCATACATTGACGTTGCCGATGAGGGCGACGACCTTTTGTTTGGTGCAACGTATGACGTCTATAAATCCGACAACATGGTTTTCAACGAAAAGACAAAGCGGATGGAGCCGTTATTATTCGCCCTAATTACTGATATGGAAATGACGGACGAAAACACGGACGTAACAACCGTAACCGTTCCGGCAATGATAAACCGCAACGGCACGCAAAAAGCGTGGGTTGAGAGCAACAACGGTGGTGCGGGTTACGAAAAGGTTATCAAAAAGAAAGTCCGGGCGATTACCGACCCGTTTTATCAAGGGGGCAACAAGGAAAGCCGGATAATAACAGCGTCCGCAATGGTTAATCAACATATAATTATGCCGTTCGGTTGGGAAACCCGGTACAAAGCCGTTTACGACCATGTAACCGGATTTTTGCGCAATTTCGGAGCCAATACGCACGACGACCCGGAGGACGGATTGACCGGGATATATGAAAAGGAGATTGCGGACGGCAATATACAGCCATACGCACACGCAAACCGAGGCGTAAGACGACGCAATTAGCAATATTTTTGAGATATGCAAGATTATCCGGGAAAAAGTTTATAACTTTGTAACCGAAACGAGAGGGCAAAGGGACAGCCCCGGAGAAAGTAATAATATTTTTAACGTTAAAAACAAAGAAGTATGATTTGTAAATGTCCGGCGGGGGCGGCGTTGCCCGATGTACCCGCAATTAAGTGTTCGGAAAGTTTCGGACAGGTTCAGAAAGTGGCTTTTCAACGTCTTATGAAAGACGACGGAAGCAAAAACAGTTTTACGAGTGAAAAAGCGATTACGGCGTTAGCGTCATGGACGCCCCTGTTATCGGCGGCGGATAGCACGAAAATAGTTGTTTCGCCGTATATCCAAGCCCCGACCGCCGAGGCGGGAGCCGCCCGCAGGTTTGGCAGGACGTGGAACACGCGGAGGAACAGTCGGAGATTTCACGCAGTAAAAATAACGCTTTTATCGATTCGTTCGTATCTTTGCCGGGGACGAACTGCCGTCCGGATTCGCGAAAGCGCGCCTCGGCAAATCCGCAAACAAGTTTGCTTTTGCGCTCGGCTTGCACGACTTTGCGGAGGACGAGCCTCCGCTTAGATAGGCGGCGCCTCGGCAAAACCAAATAAATTTGGTTCTGCGCTCGGCTTGCACTATCTTTGTATCCGGAAACATGCCAAAACGAACCCGTCACGAAATTAATCTTGCTGTATGGAGAAAAAAATAGGAATCGCCTGCGACCATGCGGGCTATGAAATGAAGGAGTTCCTGATCGGTTATCTGGGAGCCAAGGGGTACGATGTCTACGACTTCGGCACCGACTCGCCCGAAGCGGTGGACTACGCGGATTTCGCGCATCCGCTGGCCGAAGCGATCGAAAAGGGCGAATTCGAGCACGGCATCGCCCTCTGCGGTTCGGGCGAGGGAATGGCCATCACGCTCAACAAGCATCAGCGCATCCGCGCCGGTCTGGTGTGGCGCAAGGAGATCGCCGAACTTGTCAAAAAACACAACAACGCCAACGTCATCGTTCTGCCGGCACGCTTCATCACCAACGACGAAGCGGTGGAGTTCATCGAGACCTACCTCACTACCGAGTTCGAGGGCGGCCGTCACGAACGCCGCATCGCCAAGATTCCCGTCAAGGGCCGCGAATAGATCGGCCCGTCCGGCATCGAGCTTGCTTCGCTACGGCACTCGCTGCGAAACGGATGCGGCATCGGCCTGGTCCAGACCCTCGTCCACCAGCTTGCCCAGCACGAGCGGGCGAATGCCGTGCGGATCGCGGAATGCGTAGAGCGCCTGCTCGTTGATGAGCGTCATGGCGTAGCCGCCGCGCACGAGCTCCATGGTCTTGCGAATGCCCTCACGCAGATGACCCGTACGCTGGGTAAAGTAGCCGATAAGCTTGGTCGCGACCTCGGAATCCGAATTGGAGAGGAACGGCACGCCCAGCTCGATCAGCTGGCGGCGCAGCTCGTCGGTGTTGACCAGAGTGCCGTTGTGAGCAAGCGCGATAATGACGCTGTTGATGGTAGAAAGATGCGGCTGCGAGGCTTCCCAGCTCTTGGCACCGGCGGTGCCATAGCGCACGTGGCCCACGGCCAGCTGGCCGGA